TTTTTAATTGATTTGATTTCGTTAGGAAAACGGCAGTCACTGATAACAATGTCGTCAGTACTGTTTCGCAGTTTATTTTCTAAGCTGGCAATCCAGATATCATCGTGAAATGATTTGCGACAAACTTCAGTTCCCCAGTATTGTAAGATCCAGCGTGGAGTTAACATGGGCATATTCAAACGGTTACTCCACCACGGATCTACTTGTTCGCGCCATTCACGTGCCTGTTTAGTACGACCCTCCAACATGGTACGGTCCCACCCAAATACATGTGCCACTGCATCTTTAAGACTGTTGGCAAAACTTTCACGTCTAAAACCGTGAAAGTTAGTTAGGTAATCTGCTACCGTATCTTTACCTGAACCGATAAAACCACAAACTCCGATAATCATAATCTCTCCTGAGTAGCATTAGTTTATTACAATTAAATTACTATGTCAAGAATTTAGCTTTAATAAATCTTCCAAGAAGCAGTAATCGTCAAAATGACAGGTTTTAGTGTCTACTAAGCAATGAAAGGAAGGGTTGTTTAATCTAACCCAATATTCCATGGCCCACCTATAACTAGGGCCTCCGGGATGAAACACAGGGTCGCCCATATAGAGTTGTGATTGAGTTGGATCAGGAAGATTTCGAACGTGACTTGACTTTGTCCACCAAAAATTACCACTAGTCATGAGCTTGTCAGTTTCCGGAGTAGCATCTTTAATTCCTACCACATCTGCATTTTGTAAATTTACAACAGCATCAGGCCATTTTTTAATAAAATAATGATTTAATATATCACGCCAATTTGCTACCGGGGCAGAAGAACTGATTACTCCCTTACCATGGATATACAACACATCTATGTCAACTTGATTGCATCGGTCCCATAATAGCTTTAGCGTTTGACCCTCACACAGGTTAGACTCCCCACTATCACGTATGTCTAATATGTTAACAAATGGATATCTTAGATTTATATATTCCCTAACTTTATTTTCAAAACTAATTTCAGCCGTTTTTTCTTTATTTTTTCTAAATGTCAATGTTGATGAATGTATGAATGCCCAATGTTTAGGCATTGTGATGGCCATGTTAATTTTAGCAATAGATGATAATTGACTATCCCTAATTAGGGATAATTGCAAATCTATTAACCAAGGCCAATGACATGCCCGTATGTCTGGCGGAATTAGTACGTGATAAAATACTTCAATTTGACGCATAGATAAAGTATACAGGATCAATTCCTGTAAGTCAACCTTTATCCAGTTACCCAAGTTAACGGAGTTCCGCCCTCTTTGTAATTGATCAAATCCTGCTCTAAAATTTCCATTTCGGCTTTGCCCTCAGTCTTTAAGGTAGTACCATTTAACTGTGTTCCTCCCTGAGGACTGGCAATAGTTCCAAATTTTTCTCTTGCTTCGCCTAAGATTACCTTAGCATTGGCCAATGCATAATCTTTGATCCACTGTCCAGCATACATATCGTCTAGAAGATTGAAATCTGGACGATAATTGTACATCCAAACTAATACCTCTTCGCCTGCTCTGGGACGTTGCATTATATTCAATACCTTACTGGTTTTGTTGTAGGTAAAATTAATCTCACTGCCAAACATTTTGCCCACTTGTTTTTGGTAGCTGGCAAATGCATAGTACGTTGCTAGGCCTCCCATATTAGTGGAAGCTAGCAAATAGGTGTTTGCATAAGCTAGGTTAAATGGCTCGAACAAACTACCCCCGTCGCCGCCACCAGTTCTGCTACCTATACTTCTACGAAAAAGCTGTCTAATTTCGACGACTTCTTTGGGCATTACATATTCATTATTATCGGTGTTTAAGGTCAAAAAACCAAAACTTTCTTCTACGGCATTGCTGCTGCGTTGTCGATATTTTGATAGGGCCTTATCAATTGCAACATTATAATGAACGGGATCTAATTCCACGTCAATCATACCACTGCCTAAGAAGGTTTTGACGTAGTCTATTATTAATTGTCGGGCGGTTTCGGTATCAGTCATATGATTATTTAGTTAAATACAGTACTATGCCAAGACTCTCAATGTACCGTCCCGAAAAGGGCAACGATTTTAAATTCATAGATCGATTAATCAACGAACAATTTCAGGTGGGCGGGACGGATATTTATATTCACAAATATTTAGGTCCAGTCAGCCCCGATGATGTTGGCGTTGATGGGGAGTCCAGCCCTACACAGCCTAACACTAGTGGGAATGCCATTCCAGAATTAGGTATTCAAGATGTACTATTGATGGAAAATCGAGACAGGAAATATGATCCCGATATCTACATAATTCGTGGAATTTATACCATGCAAGATTTGGATTTCAATCTTACACAATTTGGTATAATGTTGAATAATGACAACATCATGATGCATTTTCACATACAGAGTAGTGTAGATGCATTAAGCCGAAAACTCATGGCAGGCGACGTATTAGAATTGCCGCACTTACAAGACGAGTATGGTTTAGATCAAGATAACATTAGGGCTCTAAAAAGATTTTATGTAGTGCAGGAAGTGACAAGGCCTGCGGCAGGATTTAGTCCTACTTGGTATCCACATTTATTGAGAGCAAAATGTTCGCCACTAGTAGATAGTCAAGAATTTAAAGAAATTTTAGATGGTGATAGCGGAAATGGAGATGGTAGCACACTCAGAGATTTACTCAGTACCTATTCTAAAAGCATCGAAATTAACAATCAAATCCTTGCGCAAGCAGAGCTTGATGCCCCACAAAGCGGATACAATACTGCCGGTTACTATGTGCTACCTTTAAAAGAAGATGGGTTAATGGATATTGCAGATGTGTCTAACGATTCTAAAGATGTTAGCATCGATAATGTATCTTACGATGCCAGTATTGTACTTCAAAGTCCGTCTAGAAATTTATATGTAGGATATTTAACTGGTGACGGCATTCCTGCAAATGGTGCTCCGTTTGGCCAAGGGATTAGTTTTCCCGCCAGTCCTTTGAACGGACAATTTTATTTACGAACTGATTATCTACCCAACAGATTATTTAGATATGAGGGCACCTTCTGGAAAATGTTTGAAGAAAATGTTAGAATGACCATGGACAATACCGGCGCTGATGATTATGCCGCAATAATGTTGGGCGCACAAGTTAGAACAACTCAAAAAGCTGGTTTTATCAACAATAATTCAACTTCAACTATAGCTGGAAAGATTGTCAATGAAAAACAGTCGTTGAGCAAAGCATTAAAACCTATAGCGGATAATTAAAATGGACTATTTTTACGACGGCCAAATAAGAAGATACGTGACTCAATTCATACGGGTCATGAGTAACTTTGGATATAAAAAAGGCAAGGGAAATTTAATTCAAATTCCAGTTAGATACGGCGACCTTAGTAGGCAGACTGCTCAAATATTAAAGAAAGGCAGCGAAAATGTGTTGACATCTGCACCGTTCATTGCCTGTTATATAAAAGATTTTAGATACGATCGTTCTAGATTGCAAGACCCTACCTTTGTCAGTAAAATTAACATACGTGAAAGAGACGTTGATGCTAATGGAAACTTACTCAATACTCAGGGAGGCAACTATACCGTAGAGCGTATCATGCCCAGTCCATATAAAATAACGTTCTCCGCAGATATATGGACCATGAATAGCGATCAAAAATTTCAAATAGTAGAACAAATTGCTTATATTTTTAATCCCGCGTTAGATTTACAAAGTACTGATAACTATATCGATTGGACTAGTCTAAGTATGTTGTCACTTACAGATCAGGGTCAATGGAGTACTAGAACAATTCCACAAGGATTAGATGAAAATCTAGAGATCGCCAGTCTAGTCTTTGAAGCGCCCGTGTGGATCACACCACCGGCCAAGGTCAAACAGATGAATATAATTACTAAAATCATCACTAATGTGTTTTTACCTATCAGCACTGATACTGTCCTAGATGATTTACGAGCGGGGTATGCTGCACAAATATTTACTGAACCTACTGCTGAAGTTGTGGTTACCCTTAATAACTTTAATTTATTGGTATTGAACGGTGTAGCAAGATTAGAAACATTATCTTACGAGTCTCAAGGGGATAATACCAATCAGCCGCCCGTATCTTGGTTATCTATTTTAGACAAATATCCAGGCAAATTTACTGCCGGATTAAGTCAGTTACGACTGACAACTCCAAGTGGTACAGAAATTGTGGCGTTTATAAGACTCGATGCTAATGATGAGACTCAGATGCTGTTGACGTTTGACACTGATACTATTCCAGGTAACGACGTAATCAATGGCCGCGGTACCGTTGACGCCATCATTAATCCTGATACATTTAATCCCACCAACAAGGTTAATGGTACTAGATATTTAATTTTAGAAGATATAAATCAAGATCATGCACTGCCTAACTATAGTGGACCCACTGCTTGGAAAAATAGCACAGGTACCGATTTTGTTGCCTATGCCAACGATATTATTGAATGGAATAACACTAACTGGTCAGTGATATTCAGTTCTGCAATAGTTACGACCACTACCTACATAACTAATTCATATACTGGTATACAGTACAAGTGGGATGACGGACACTGGAGTAAAAGTTTTGAAGGAGTGTATAATAATTGGTCATGGCGTCTAGTATTATAAATCAAATCATTTGCAGCGGTGGGCTGTTCTTAGCTGAAGATACTCGTAGATTTTTATTGCTGATGCGTACTCACGAAAAAACATTAGGTACATGGGGACTAGTGGGTGGCAAAAAAGAGCCCAGTGATACCACCGTAGTAGATTCTTTATACAGAGAAATTCAAGAAGAAATTGGGACTACTCCCAGGATAAAAAAAATCATTCCATTAGAGCTGTTTACATCTAATGATAACAATTTTCAGTATAACACCTATGTGTTAATAGTTGAAAGAGAATTCATTCCAATACTAAATTTTGAACACAACGGCTATTCATGGTGCAACTATGATTTCTGGCCCAAGCCACTTCATCAAGGCGTAAAAAATAGCCTTAACAACAAAGTCGTTAAGGCCAAATTAGAAGTGTTATTAGATATTTTTAAAACTAACTAACAGTTTCTGGCGGCGCCCAGGGCAATGTTGCATTAGAAATTTGATTATATTGTGCATCAAGTTTTTGATAGACTTGTTCCATAATATGATCAGCATATGATCCCACTACTTGATCTTTGATCCATCCTAATACGTCCGTTTCCTGTAAATTTGCGAATTCAATAAATTCTGATTGACCAGATGTGGTAAAAGGTGTCGCACCATCAAATACCCCTGTTTTATTTTGGCTATCTGTGCCAATTAAATTCCAATAGGTTTGTACTACTGCATTAGTA